ACGCTTGCGCCGATCTTGCGGAGGGCCGACACGATGTCGGCCTGGTTTCCGTCTACTCGGGCAATGCGTCTCAAGCTGCAGCTCCGAAAAGATCCGATTGGTTGTCGACAACGGCGCTCTTGCAGTTCTCGACGGCCAATTTGAAATAGCTGGTCTTGAGCTCCGAGCCGATACCGCGCCGGCCCATCTTCAAAGCGACGTAGACTTCGCTTCCGATCCCTAGAAACGGCGTGTAGACCAGATCATTCGGGTTCGTCCACAGATCGATGGCGCGCTCGATCACTTCCAGCTGGAGGGGTGATATGTGCCGCTCGTCGTCGTTGTCGCGTGCGCTCATGTACTGGAGCGTCTTGCTCTGCTGAATGTCCATCCACACGGGCGATGCGTACTGCTGCCAGCGGTCAACCGGGAAACCTTCGGCTGTGTGCTCGACAGGCTCAGGGTTATCGCCCGGCTTGCGCATCACGACCAGATAGTCGGCGATGCCCTGGCGGCTCATGGCCGAATCCTTGCGGAGTTGCTTATAGAGAAGGCCGAGGGCCTTCGTGCGTTGCATCGCAACCACGGGGTCTTTCCAGATGCACACTTCCGAGTGATAGATAAAGCCGGCGTCCTGGTGTGCCCGGATGATCTCGCCGCGGAAGTCCTTGATGCCAATGAAACCGTCGCGCGCCTTGCTCGACGGAAGGTTCATGCAGTGGATCGCAATAAGGCGACCGGGCTTCATGATGCGAATGTGCTCCGCGATCAAGAATCGGTAGTGCGTCCAGAAATCCGCGCTCGATGCGTTGTTGCCCATGTCGCGCTCAGAGTTGCTGAACACGAACAGCGATTCGAACGGCGGGCTGTAGACCGAAAAATCGACCGAGTTATCCGGCAGCGATCTTGCCAGGTCGACGCAATCGGCGTTGTAGATCGAAAAGCGGTCGTGAATTTCCTGATTGATGACGTTCATTAGTTTTTCTCCACGTTCTTGATGACCCATGCAGGGATCGTGATAGGCATCGCCGGGCGATAGGCTTCGGTTCCGCTCGACGCGCCTTGAATTTGTTGCTTCGTGAGGTCGCGCATGTAACCGACCATTTCACCGGCCATGGCGTTTGCTTGGTCCTGCTTGCGCTTGATGTTGTCTTTCACTGCGCCTTCGGTATCGGCGGTGATGATGTGGGCATTGACTTCCCGTTTCTGTCCGAACCGATAGCAGCGGCGGACGGCTTGATAGAACTCTTCGAAGCTGTCATTCATGCCAGCGAAAATCATCTGGTTGCAGTGCTGCCAGTTCATGCCGGCGCCGCAGATCGAAGGCTTGCTAACCAGCACGCGAGCCGTGCCGTGCGTGAAAGCCATGATGTTTTCGGTCTTCTGCTCCGCCGTCATGGAACCCGTCACCTCCACTGCGCCGCGAATCATCTTCGTCAGACGTTCCGATTCCTCATTCAGGTGGCACCAGACGATCACCGAGCCGTCGTGCTCGTTAGCGAGGCGCGCGGACAGTTCAAGGCGCGAATCGATGCTGGCTTTCTTCGCTTGGCGACGTTCTGAGAGCGATTGAGCGACGACCGGGAACAGATGCCCGTCAAGCAGTTCGCCACCCGAGACAACGTGCTCATGCAGATTCAGCCCCGGCAGAACGTAGGCCGAGCCATCGAAGCCAAGATCGGCAGGGCTGCGAATGCAGATCGCCCACGTTGCCATCCATTCCCAAAACTTGACCTTGCCGTGACCCTTCAAGCGCCACTTGCCCGTGTCGCCGCCGTCGTGCGTAAAGAACGTCGACAGCATTTCGACGGCCGTCATGACGCCAAGGAACTCCGCCTGGTTGCCGAGCTCCATCCAGTCATTCGGGCTGGGCGTTGCAGTGCAGGAAAGCTTGTATGGCGTGCGGCGGAAGGCATCCGTGATGAACTGACGCGTCTTTCCGTTGACGGACTTGATAACGCTCGACTCGTCCAGCACGACACCGACGAACGATTCCAGATCGAACTGGTCAAGCATTTCGTAGTTCGTGATCGTGATGCCGTCGACCACTTCCGAATCGTGCCGGCAATACTTGATCTCGACGCCGATCTTTTCCGCTTCCTCGATGGTCTGTTGCGCCACACAAAGCGGCGCCGCGATGATGACGTTGCCACCCGTGTGCTTGCAGACCTCGTTCGCCCACGTCACCTGCTGGACCGTCTTGCCGAGCCCCGTATCCTCGAACAGCGCAGCGCGACCACGCTTCAGTGCCCACTGGACGCAGGCGGCCTGAAAGTCGAACAGCGGGCCAACCGGCACGGCGCAATCGAAACCCGTCGGCACGTCGGCGAACTGCTTGCTCGCGATGAACGCCTCGTAATCCTTGTAAGCAGTCCTCACCGCTCTGTTTGCAACCATTTCCATTTTCTCGTCTCTCTTACGTTCTCTCAGCCCACAGCGCCAGAAGCGCCTGCTTGATCTGCTCTACTGCTGCTTCATCTGTCTTTGCCAGATCGGCTAGATATGCGCGTCTGGCGTCTAGCGACAAGTCGGCGAGTTCTTCGGCGACGTCTTTTGCTTCGGATTCGGTCATTTGAGCCAGCTCTCATCCGTTTCGTCCAACTCGCGCTTTGCCGCAGCAACGAGTTCAGGATGGTTTTTGAACATCATCGATTCGAATATCCGCTTCATGTGGTTTTCGTAGGCCCACTCGTTCAGCGCCGACTCAGGACCAATCTCGAAGTCGGCCAATCTGTGCTTGTCAAGCGTCCGATAGCACACGTCCAGCGATTTGAGCGGGTTGTGTCCTTCGAAGTAAATGATGTCGATTGCGCGGGTGATGCCTTCACACGAGTTCATGAAGTAGTCTTCGTAGATGGCCTCGCGCTTCTCTTCGTCATAGTCATACTCGTCCGGATAGTGCGGGAGGTCGACGGTCTTGTTAGCTTCCGAGCCGGTGATGCGATAGATATGCCAACCAACCGAAACAAGGAACTCGTCGCGCTCGCGATCCTTTTCCGCGTCGTGCCATTGCTTACCGTCCAACTCGATGCCGACCTTCAGGTACGGATTGGCGAAGTCGATGAAGTAGTTGAACAGAGGGAACTGCGGATACATCGGCGTGCAGCGCCCGCGAATATCGCCCCATGCGCGGATTTCGATCGGCGAAGCGTCCTTCATCCAGTTCACGAAATAGGGATCGACGCGCCCGCGGATGTTCTCAGCGCTCGCTGCGATGATCCTTGCGTATTCCTGTTGATAGACAAACCGCAGCACACCCCACTTGTCAGTGATCTTTTCGGCTGCGGCATACAGCTTGTGCATGTCATTCTTGAACATGGTCAGTCCTCCAGTTTCGAGCGGCGACGCGACGGCGCGGATGATTCGGGCCAACGCCCCGACCACGAATCGAACCGCGTCTGGTCGCCTTGATAGAAAAGGGCGATATCCCGGCAAGCACCTTGGCGATTCTTCTCAACCTGGAGCCACGCGAAGTTTGCGAAGTCGGAACCTAGATCGGGGTTGTCCTTGATCGGGCGATGCAGGAAAGCGATAACATCGGCGTCCTGTTCGATGGAACCGCAATCGCGAATGTCCTTCATCTTGAAACGCATGCCGCCGTCAGCGGCCCGGTTCAATTGGACGAGTTCGATAACGCCGATGCTCAATTCCTTCGCGAGCGCTTTCATGCCGCGCGAGATTTCTTCCAGCTGGTAGTTACGCGTCTGCGATTCGTCGCGGCCATGCATCAGTTGGAGATAATCGACAATCAACAGGTCAATGCCGTACTTTCGCTTTGCGGCTCGAGTCTTGTTTCGAACGTCCAGCAGGTTCACGCCGCCTTGATCGTCCGTTACAAGCGAGAGTTCGTTGATCTTGTGCGCGGTGGCTGTCAGCGAGTTCCAGAACTTCGAATCGCTCTCGCGCGCCTTCAGCACTGAGTCCAGCGACACTCGACCCAGCATGGCGATGAGCCGGTCATTCAGTTCTGTCTGCGTCATTTCGAGCGACAGGACCAGGACGCCATAGTCATGCGCCACGTTCGCCGCCACGGAGAGGCCCAATGCCGTCTTGCCGACAGAGGGGCGCGCGCCCAGAACGACGACGTTGCCGGGGCGGATGCCGCCGCTCAGAACGTCGTCCAGGTCAGGAAGGCCGGTAGGGATGACGCGCATCTTGCCTTCCATGCGCTCATCGAGAACGGCCATGTGCGTAGCCATATGTTCGCGGACCAGCTTCGGCTCGCGTTTGATGCGCGCTTCGGCGAGCGCTTCCAGCTTTGCAGCAGCGGAGTCGATCAGCGTATTGGCCTCGTCACGCGACGCCGCGACTTGCTCCTGGATTTCCGATGCAACGGACAACAGGCCGCGCTTCTGGGCGCGATCGCGAATGCTGCTAGCCCAGCGACCGATATTCGCGGAACTTGCCGTGTTTTGCACCAGCGAGTTGAGATAGGCCAAGCCGCCGAAATCATCGGCTCTGCCCTTTGATTGCATGCGCTGGTACACCGTCAGCACGTCGACGCCGACGCCGTTCGACAGCATGTCGACGATCTCGCCGTAGATCGCGCGATGGTCGCCTCGGAAGAAATGCTCAGTCTTCAGATCGCCGATTCTATCGATTGCGTCGTTGTCCAGCAGAAGGGCGCCGAGCACGAACTGTTCTGCCTCTACCGCCTGTGGAACGCTTCTCGAAATGTCGTTTGCCGTCATGCCGCTTCCCGGTTAGGTCTCTCGTGAAATCTTTGCGCCTGCTTACCGACCGAAGTCAGTTCGCATTTCCCGTCCGCCGTGAAGAACCAGAGCTTGTAGTAGCCCTTCTCGACGTAGTTCAAAAAATGTCTTCGCCAATCCTTCTGTCTTCGCGCTGCCTTCACGCCATCCTGCAGGTGTTCGCGCTTGAAGACGTTCCAGCAGAGCTGGATGAAATCCATCGGCAACCTCACGCCTTCTGCGTACTCCAGCAATGGCTTGTATTCGCTAATCGGCTTTTCGCCCGCGTTCTTGCAGGCTTCAACCCATGTCTTCAACGAAACACCGGCCTTGCGTTCCCGCTTGGGCTTTGCATCTGCGTACTCCGCTGGCGTGCCGCCAAGTTCCCGCTTTTGCTCGTCGCTCCCAATCAACCCCTCG